ACTTAATGAAATTACCACTGGACTGCATGACGTCATCCGATATGTTCTGGAAAGATGACTTCAAGATTGAGGCCATAGTAGCTCGCAAACGCTACGCCGAAACAAATGAAGAAGCCCACACCAAAGTAAAAGTAATGTCGTTATAAGACTCTGTAGGAGGAGCACATGTTAGATTTACAAGATAGTGAGTTGGTCGAAAAGACCGCTTGCCCGAACTGCCCATCGTCTGACGCATACGCTATTTATGATGATGGCGGCGGTAAGAGTCATGGTTATTGTTTTAGCTGTACAACGTATGTCCACGATTTAACAAATGACTTTGACGAGCCAACTGTGGCAATCGGAAACACCAACCAACAAAAAACAACACAATTCCCTCAAGGTGACTACTCTGATCTACCGGCGCGGAAGTTAGCGGCGAAGACGTTAAAGAAGTTTAATTACACCGTTGGTGATGGGAAGCACTACGCACCCTACTACGACAAAGACGGTAACAAAGTAGCCGTAAAAGTCCGTGGTGCTAATAAAGAATTTTATGTCGTTGGTGACATGAAGAAGGCTGTGCTTTTTGGCCAACAGCTTTGGCCAGGCGGTGGTAAGCGTTTAGTGGTCACCGAAGGTGAGGCTGACTGCCTTGCATATGCCCAAGCCACAAACCTAACATGGGAATGTTGTTCAGTTCCATCGGGCGCTGCTGGTGCTGTAAAAGCAGTTCGACAGAATATTGAGTTTATCGAAAGTCACGCGGAGGTCGTCTTTCTTTTTGACATGGACGAACCCGGTCGAGAAGCCAGTGTCTCTTGTGCGGCCTTATTGCGTCCAGGTCTAGCTAAGATAGCCAAGCTTCCACTGAAAGATGCTAACGACATGCTCATTGCGGGTCGCGTCGAAGAGTTAAAGACTGCGGTATACACCGCTAAGACCTATCGACCTGATGGCATCGTGCAAGGTGACGAAATCGATCTTGCTGAAGTTATCAAAGCTACGCCCAAGGGCTTGGATGTGCCCTATCTCGAACTCAACCAAGCACTCCGAGGATTTCGTAAGCGTGAGTTATATCTGCTCACTGCGGGGTCTGGTGTGGGCAAAAGTACATTTGCCAAAGAGTTAGGCGTTCACCTAGCAAAAGAACACGGCCAACGTATTGGTTGGGTGATGTTAGAGGAGTCGCTCAACAAGACCGTACAGTCGATTGTAGCCATTGATAACGATATTCCAGCCGGTGACCTCATGGAAGACCCAACGCGCTTAGAAGAGCCTGAGTGGCGTCGTAGTATGCACCAGATTGTAGAGAATTGTGCTTTCTATGATGCGTGGGGAAGTACTGAGGTAGACAACCTTATGCAACGTCTTCGTTACTTAGCTGTGGGCTGTGAATGCGACTTCATTGTGTTAGATCACCTATCGATGGTTATTTCGGGCTTAGATGTTGAAGAGAGAAAGACACTCGATATCTTAATGACACGCCTTAGACAGTTCGTCGAGCAAACAGGTGTTGGCGTCATAGCGATTAGTCATCTCAGACGCAACAACAACAAAACCTCATTCAACAGAGCTGGTGAGGTAGACCTAAATGATCTCAGAGGTTCAGCAAGTCTCGAGCAGCTATCAGACGTCGTGTTGTCCGTTGAAAGAAACATGATGGAAGACGACAGAGAAAAAGCTGAAGTCTCTCAGATACGTTTGTTAAAAAATAGACCGTTTGGTCAAACAGGTCCGTGTGGTTTCGTTAAGTACGATCGTCACACCGGCAGACTCAAGCACTTCGATCAGGACATGCCAGTAGATGTCGCTGATTTTGATGTGCCTTTTTAATACAGGTATTACCTGGACACTAAAATATTGGAGAAAATTATGAATGGCAAAGGTGACACCTAACGACCCCTCAACAAATTAGCTTTTGACCTGGGTTTTGATCGGATATTCGGCGCACTCCGCAAGCGTCGCCCGAAGAACATAAGTAAGCCTAAGAACCAACATCAGCAAGTCCTCGATTATCTCGATACCAACGGGACCATCACCACAGCGCAAGCAAACATTCATTTAGGTATTAGCCGTCTATCGGCTCGTATCTTTGAATTAAAACAAAAGGGCTACGAGTTTGACCGAGTTGATGTCGTGTTGCAGAACCGCGTAGGTAAAGACATTCGTTGCGGCCAGTGGAGACTTAAGTCATGAAATATGAATGCGTGAATTGTGGATTGATCGATGAAACCGATGTCTGTGAGGAGCGAGTGGTGGACCTAGAGCCAATGGGGGACCACAAGGTTGAGCGAGTCAGCTACTACACCAAGTGCGGATTTTGTGGAAGCGACGGCATCGAGCCGATTGAACCGGGTAAATGCAGGTACTGCGATTAGGGAAGAAAAATGATAGCAACAATTACGTTACATGAGCTAACACGTTTGATCAGAGAAGCTGAAACAGCCTACGAGAAAAAAGGTACTTCGGCCATTGCTCAACGAATGAGGATACAAGCTATGAAAAGATTCGCAGCAGATATATCAAGGGCGCAGTCACCGCACCATAGCGTCCAAATAAGTCTGGAGGATCATTTGGTTCTCACAGATTTGCCGTCATAGGGGTGAATGAGATGGAGGAACTCGTTTACGACATTGAGGCAGACAATCTATTACCAGGTCTAACAACGATTTGGTGCATTGGGGTCTGTGAGCCTAAATTCCCTGACGCAGTCACTACGTATACTGATTATGACGATGACCACCCTAGCCTACGCGAAGGATTGGAAAGGCTTGGTCGAGCAAAACGATTAATCGGGCACAACAACATTGGGTATGACTGCCCTGCTATTGAGAAGCTGCACCCTGGTTACGTCAGATTTGAGCAGCAGTGGGACAACATGGCAGTTGCCGCCCTACTAAACCCCAGTCGACGAAGTCTTGCTCTAGTCAGTTTTGGTAAAGAGTTCGGCTTTGAGAAAGGAGACTTTCACGACTTCAGCGCCTACAGCGAAGAGATGAGGGTCTACATGGTACGTGACGTTGCCTTGACTGCTCGAGTCTATAACGACCTACAGTCTCAGCTTAAACAAGCCTTTGCTGGTGGTGTTGATTATAGAAAAAGCATAGAACTAGAGCATAAAGTTCAGCTCTGCCTGGCGCTCCAAAACCAACACGGTTTTAAGTTTGATGTGAAGCGTGCCGAGATGTTATCAGCCAAGCTTTCAGGTCGCAAAAATGAATTAGAACAGCACTTAGTTGGCGTGTTTCCCCCTGCCATCCGACCCAAGAATGCGTCTTGGTGTTACAAAACTCGTACTTGGAAGTTACCTGAAGTCTTTAAACCAAAGGTCAACAACAGGACAGTGGGTTATACCAAGAACGCTGAAATGGTGAAAGCCCGTGTTGAGATTTTTAATCCAGGCTCACGCGAGCAAGTAGCGATGCGTCTAAACAAGATGTATGGCTGGAAGCCTACCGAGTACACAGATGATGGTCGACCCAAGGTAGATGAGGCTGTGTTGAAAGAGCTTGATTATCCTGAAGCAAAACTACTCGTTCAATACTACAAGACGAATAAGCAGTTGGCTCAACTGTGCGAAGGCAAGATGGCGTGGTTGAAATTACACGGCGATGGTCGGATGCACGGATACGTCCGTTCTTGTGGTGCTCGCACTCATAGGATGAGTCACTCAAGACCAAACATGGCGCAGTGTGATAAATCCCTTGAAATGCGATCTCTATGGGTGCCCGATGATGGCCACGTTTTAGTTGGCGTTGATGCTAACGCCCTCGAGCTTGTGATGTTGTCTTGTTATCTCTTTCCGTGGGATAAGGGTGCGTATGCCCGAGCAGTTTTGACAGGTAGAAAAGAAGACGGTAACGACGCGCATACCTTGAACATGAAAGATGCCGGTCTTCTCTCGAGAGACTTCAGCAAAACGTACTTCTACGCCATGATTTACGGCGCTGGAAATGAAAAATTAGGCGCTGTATATGCCCAAGACCATGCTGAAAATGGTGGCAAGGTCTACCCCAAGAGTGCCTATCGAGCTATCGGTAAGAAGTCACGCCAGAGTATTGAGGGTGGAGTAACCGGGCTAGGAGAGTTAATAAAAGCTGTGGGATATAAAGCCAATCAGCGAGGCTATATTCTCTTACCTGATGGTCGGAAAGCTGAAAGTTCTGAGCGTACTGCACTAAATACTCTGCTTCAGGGTGCGGGTAGCGTACTCATGAAAAAAGCGTTGGTCATCTTCCAACACGAACTCATGAAAACAGCACAGCTAACACACGGCGTTGATTACGCATTAGTCGCCAACGTGCATGACGAACAACAAATAACAGCCAAACCAGAACACGCTAAAACAGTCGGTGAGTCCTTCGCGAAAGCTATCACTCTTGCGGGGGAAGCATTGGGCTTGCCTGTTCCATTTTCTGGTGACTACCAAATTGGTAAGTCATGGGCTGAAACACACTAAGTAGGAGGAACTATGATTACAGCATTAATTGATGCCGATATCGTCGCTTTCAGGGCGGCAGCACTAGCAGACGGTGATGATCCGTTTGAGCCAGGCACAAAGAGAAAAGATATGACGTTAGATGATTGTGAGCAAATCGCTCGCTTTCAGATTTCAGAGATCATGCACGAATGCGCTACCGATCAAGCTGTGTTGGTGTGGTCGCCTGACGACAGGAAAAACTTCAGGAAAAGCGTATCTAAATCCTATAAGCAATCGCGTGCGCCTGGAAGTAAGCCCCGATATTATTGGGACTTAGTGCAGTCGATGCGTAGTGAGTTTACGAGTATCGATGTAGGTGGTATGGAGGGTGATGACCTACTTGGTATATTGCAAACTGGCGACTTTTACGAAGACACGATTATTGTGTCATCTGATAAAGATATGCTGACAATTCCCGGTCGCAGCTATAACCATGTGAGACACGAGTTCCAAGATGTGTCCGTTAACCAGGCTAACTGGTATTGGATGTACCAGACATTGATGGGCGACTCGACTGATGGTTATCCGGGCGCTAAAGGGATAGGCCGAGTGAAGGCTGAACGTATGCTTCCCAAGGTAGATGACAGTGATCCCGTATCGTTTATGAAGCGTTTATGGCATGAAGTTCAACTCGGCTTCTGCGCGACGCATGATCACGAACAAATTGGCATATTTCAAGCCATTAAACAAGCCAGACTAGCTCGAATACTCCGTCATAACGACTATGACTGGGAGCG